CAACCTGTGTCTCCTTCTGTGCATCTGGTTTACATCGTAGATTACAAACACGAGCAAATGCATATAGAGTACCACTCCAATACCATTCTGTCATCATTGATTGTGGCAGAATCATACGAGCTTGTTCTGGACAAACCCCCCTACTTAACAAATATTCATATGTCCACTTAGCACTTCTTAAAACAGTTTCATATTCATCAACCATTCTACCATGAGGATTTATATCTATCTCATCATCAGAAGAACCCTGTTTCTTGTTCTCTGCTGTACCTCTCCATGAATCGGGTATATGAAACTCTGGTTCATCGTCAACATATCGTCTTGACACTTCATTCCATGTCAAACCTATTTGATGCTTTACCAGTTGTCGAGCGACAAACACTGGGGCTTTGATATGGAATTGTATAGAGGCATGTCCAAAGGGACTCCAGTGATTATGTTTTGCAAGATAGTTAATAAGTTTGGTATCTGCCACATCATTAAATTCCTTGTGTTCTTTTGCAAATGATACACGAGCAGCATTGACTACAGACAAGTCACTACCCATATGATCTACTAATTTAACTTCCATCAATGCATCTCCACCCAGCCTGTCATAATGTATTTGGTTTCTTTCAACGGAGGATTACCTCTGTGTGTATGTGTAAATCCAGCAGGCCAAAGGACCAGTTTACCTTCTTGTGCCTTTGATCTCTTGGAAAGATACAACCATTCAGATTCACCACCCTCTTCAATCGTATTGAGGTAAAGTATCCAAGTTAATATCCTTGTAGTATGAACCTTAGATGTGTTTTCACAATGCCAGATATGATAACCTTGTGCTGGTTTCGTCTTTTGTATTTTCATGTACCTGTTACCATGAGCCTCATAATCATTAAGAATACCATATTTTTTATTATAAGGTGGATATGCATATTTCCAAAAAAGTCTATCAAATTCACCAACCCATGAGCATGAATTGACGTTAACCTCTAACGATGACATTAAATCATCAGAAAATAATTGAGTATCGTCAACCAGACTGCTAGAAGCACCTTGTCCCTCTTGTCGATTAAGAACAAGTCCTGCTTCAGCATGTCTCTCATACATGGTTATGAGTTTTTCACACTCTTCTTTAGAATAGAAGTTATCAAACTCCATTATGAAATTGTCAGTTTGCATTATTTTCCTTATGGTGCCTCCACCTAGAATCGAACTAAGAACTGATGATTACAAATCAACTGTTATACCGTTTAACTATAGAGGCAAAACTCTATTTGTTTTTATGGAATCTCCGTTGAGGGCGATACCCCTTTGGCCAAGAGGGTTGACGGTTTGCGAGTTTCTTAACTCTCTCCATCAGCTCTTCGTTCTTTACAGACATCTCTGCAAGATCAAACTCAAGTTCCCTGACCCTTTTGATCAAGGTTTCTTTTTCGTCTGGGTAATCAAATACCCTTTCAACTTTGCTATCCACAACTGGACTCCTCTATAAGTTTCAATAGTTTTATCTTATACTTATTTTTATCAATTGTCAAGAACCTTTGATAATCTTTCATCAATTTTTTTACATCTGGCCAGACAACATCATCAGACATTTTTTTATCCCACTTATCACTAAAATCAACCAACTCATCAAGAATAATCATAGTCTCTAGTGAAATCCTCTTACCAAGATATTCTCTTAACAATTTAGGATGACTGCCCACACAGTTAAACAATGGTTCAAACTCCTTTACCAAAGGAGTCATCTCAATAACAAATTCATCAAAGAACCCTTGCCGTTTTAGTTTCCATGACTCATAGTTTTCGTCACTGAAATTAGCAATGTATCCTCTACGATCTTTGATAAAGTTTGCTAGGAAGTAATCTTTTGGATCATCATACTTCTTTGATATCTTAACAAAGAAATACCTGTCCTTGCGTTTCCAAAAGGAATCTCTGGAAACTTTGGTCTTTCCATCATACTTCACATAGTCATAATTACTTTTACTGAAGTGAGCTTTCATGGCGCAATACATCAGGTAAACGTCAATCGGTTCCATTGTCTATATCGGTAGTTGAGCCTGTCTTGGTAAAAAATTTAATTCTCTTGCGTTTGCTTCGATCTTCTCTTTAAGACCTTTTGATATTAGTGAACCAACAGTATCAGGTTCAATACCCTCTTTTTCACAATACCACAAAACAGCATCCATATGTGTAATTGCTTTTTCTTTTGCAATTTTTTCAATTTCTAATGTGAATGTCTTGGGTGTGTTTAAACTCATTTTGTTCCTTTAAAAGTTGGGGGGTTAACCGTTGACCCCCCACGGATGTATTAAGGCATCACCCTTCGTGTGTTCCTCAAGCCAGAAGGAATAAATGATTTTCTTACGAAGGCTTCTAAACTCACACACTATCTCCTTTTATGTTAACCCATATGATACGATATGTGTTACAATTCGTTCATTGGGATAAAATCATACTCGCCTTAGTGCGTTAGTATGAAGTGCTCTTTAACCACGAAGAGCGGCGTAACCAGCAGCAACAACTGCTTTTGTTGGTGTTCCGATCATATACTTCATATATGTCTCACCATCAAAAGACGATACTCGCTTATTCAGATAGATTGAAAAACCTTCTGAACGAAGTTTGCTGATAACTGCACGAACATTTTTCACACCATAGCGTGAAGAAATCTGTTTTGCGGTTAGTTCTGCACCATTCACAAGTGCATTAGCGACCTTAGCGGTCTGGGTAGTAGTAGCCATAATTTAATATCTCCTTATCATGACAAAGTTTGAATCGCCACGTGGCAATCCTTAAAGTGGGGGTTATTCTGTTACTAGGAAACCCCCGAAACCCTATCCGATTACGCAGCTAGTGCGAAATCTTGAGATGCAAAGTTATCGTTTGCATTTACTATAGTGGACTATGAGGCGTCCAATCCACAACTCTCCGTTTTTCTATTCACCGTCAGTCGATCCTATTTCGCCCCCATCAAAAAAAGACTAGGTATATTATCCCGGCAAGTAAGGTTATATCTGCACATATGCTCCAAACGATATATGCTCTAAACATCCACTTACTTACCTTTCGTACTAAGGGGTTCTTCATCACAACCCCCTAACAATATCTGTTCCACACTAATCTCCTTTTGGTGGAGGCGGGGGGTATCGCACCCCCGTCCTGTCCGACTTTCAATCCACATCATCGAATTGTATTATATTTATACCACATCATAACTAATTTGTCAAGTACTTTATTTTAATACCTTGTGTCTCTGGCTTATGTAATAATATAGTTTCAACACCAATAGATAGTAAACATGCGTAGTCACCTTCAAACAAGGGTGGATATTCTAGAATAGTTGTTGTGCCTGTTTTTTGATTTGTAAAGACCATAACTTGATGTCCTTGAAAAGCATCTTTCCATAATGCAATTGGTTTTTCTTCCACTTCCATAAGTTTTTTTAGAATTTTGTTATTCGGAGCACAACTTATAGCTTTTGGAACCGTGACAAAAGAAAATTTATCAGGTGTTTTAGGACTAATTGGTTCCTTATCCTCATCTTTAATGAGGTGTACAGCATTTACTTTGTTATCAGGCGCTGTTTGTTTGGGAATATTGTTGGTTACATTACATCCCATTAACAGAAACACCGCCATTATTGATATTAGGTGTTTCATTTTGGTTTCTCCATACTTCAACGGATTCCGTTAACGCATTTAGATAATCGTGTTTTTGTTTTACAAACTCTTGCACAGTACCATCTTCTGTGACTACTAAAATTACTACTTGATCAATTTCAATGTCTGTTCTCTCCTTGAACATTTCTGCATATGCAGAGCCTTGAATGTAATAACTGTCATTCCAATCATCTTTACGTTCCTTAGTTGATGTCTTGAAGTCTATTATAGACAATACACCATTGTATTCCGCAACACAATCAACACGGCCCGCTACTTTATATTTATCACTATATAGACCGGCTTCTTGTGCATAGATGTTGTCAATATTGCATAATACCTTTTCCTTTAACTGCTTAAAAAGACAGAACGGTAGAAAATTCTTCTTGTGTTTTTCCCACTTATCAGGAAAGTTGCTTTCCATATTGTTAAGATAATCCTCACACATATGGTGAACCTTAGTTCCACGGGCCGCGGCCTTACCAGCAACATAGTTTGCAACTTCGTTACCGACTCTATTACGCCACTCCATCAAACCCTTCTTGTTACGAGTTGATAGAACAGTTGTGATTGATGGATACTTATTACCTTCTGGTGTTTCATATAGACGCACACCATCTGTAGTTGTTGCTGTTATAGGCTGCAACTCTATCCCTACATGATTAAACATTATGCTAGAGCTCTAATCCTTTCAACTAATCTATCTGCTCGATTAGTAACCTGACGATACCACGCCGAGTCAACCATCTCATCTGCGGCTGCGTTCCAATCTCTTG